ATTTCGCCTGGAACAACCGAGGTGCAGACGAAATGGACGTCTGGCTTCCGTTGCAATAGCCCCCTCCCACCGGGCCGCCCTATCGGACGGTCCGGTTTTTTTGCTCAAATTCTTTTCCCTTTCGACGGAGAAGTATGATAAAATGGAAAGCGGAAAAGAGTATCTCGTTCGCCCCAGTTGCAGGAGGAAAGATGCCCCCATGAAAACCGTATTGTTCGTCTGCACCGGCAATATATGCTGAAACACAAAAAACAAGCAAAATCAAGGGTTTCCGAACCTTCAAAAGGTGCTACTACACCACTACTACACCAATTGCCATTGGAACCTCGGTGTGACAAATACGAAAAACGAGGTTAGTAAAATGAAGGCAATCATCATGGAAAACGGGTTGGATTACATTTTGGCAGGCGACTACTACTTTCCCGGTCTGACTCTCCCGGCGGAGAACAGACCTATCGGATCCTGGGGCCGGAAGCATCTGAATTACCTCAAAGAACATCATCCCATCCGGTTCAACATCCTTGTCCTTAGCGGCAAGCTGCAGACATATCTGGCTGATCTGAACGAACAGGCACAAGAGCGGCTGGAATGCATCATCGCCCAGATGACAGCCGCAGAGGGCGTGACAGAGAGCATGAAAGCCCATGACCAGTTGAAGTGGGTACAGATTATGAACAACATTCGCAGCCGGGCAGAGGAGATCATCCTTTCCGAGATGATCTTCGGGGAGGATGTGGGATGAAGATCTTGGAAGAGTTGTGGAACGGGAATGTTGAGCCAGCAGAATGCACTACACCTCTTAAGGCATATGATAAACTACTGGAGCTAACTTGCAGGAATGAAGAAAAGCTCCAAGCTTCCCTGACAGATGAGCAGAAAGATCGGTTTGACCGGTATCTGGAATGCGTTCAGGAACAACAGGCCATGACGGAGTGTATGGTTTTTCAGAGTGGCTTCAAACTAGGTGCAAGAATCATGCTGGAAGTCATGGGAGAATAACTAAATACATAGCGCAGCGCCCATCGGTTGTATGATGACCGATGGGTGTTTTCAGCGTGTGGCTTTTGTTGTTATCATGCATCAATGACAGCGGTTATAGCTTCTCCAGTATAATCCTCCACTTCCTGCCATCCGAGATACTTATCTATAGCAGTCCTATCAAATAAAGTTACAGCTTGACAAAAGGTGTAAGATTGAGTCAAAGAGGCGATTCAAATGTTGCACAATGAAGCAAGAAAACTTCTGATTCAGGCATTGGAGAAAACACACAATGCAAGAGAAGTCGCTGAAAACTTCTCTGTCAATCGAGGCACGGTATATCGCCTGAAAAGTCAGCTGGAAGAAACTGGCTCCATCGAAACTAGAACCTATCTTCGCGGACGTAAATCAGCTTTGAGCCGGGAAGATATCCGCAACATTGAACAGTTGCTGAAAGAGAAGCCCGACATCACAATTGCAGAAATCATAGATACACTTCAACTCAAAGCCTGTAATGAAACAGTTCGTAAAGCAGTGCTCAAACTTGGATATCGTCGTAAAAAGAAATCTCTTCATGCCAGCGAACAGGAGCGTCCCCGATGTGAAGGAAAAACGCAAAGCATGGAAAGAGAATATGTCCGGGTACGCCCCTGAAAAGCTTGTTTTTCTGGATGAAAGTGGGATCAATGTCAATATGACGAGATTTTATGCCCGTTCCAAGGGTGGTTCTCGCGCAGTTGATGCTGTACCTCTGTGGAAACCTCAAAATACAACTGTCCTATCTTCGATTCAACTGAACGGCGAAACTGCCTATACAACATATTCAGGAGGAACAACTTCAGAAAGATTTGTTGATTATTTGAGAAACATTCTTATTCCGACACTTTCTCCCGACTCGATCGTTGTGATGGACAATATGCGTTCTCACCATACACAGGCAGTAAAGGATTTATTGGAGCAGGCTGGCGTTCAATACCTCTATCTGCCACCGTACAGCCCTGATTTGAATCCTATTGAGAAGATGTGGTCTAAACTCAAGGCTTTTCTGAGAAAGGCAAAAGTCCGTTTGTTGGAGAAGCTGCCGGATGCTGTTCGTGCTGCTTTCAAAACGATTTCTTCACATGACTCTTCTGGATGGTTTCGCTTTTGTGGCTATTCACGCTAATTTATTGGATTGCTATATAGACGATTCAATTCAGGAAAATATAGCTTCACCTTGAAAAAAAGCTCAAAAAACGTATCTGCTTGACGCATTGGCTGCACATTCGGTTAAAACGGCAAACGGATTAGACGAAGCGAATTTCGCCATCCAAACAAAAAACGAGGATACTCCCATAATACAGGAGCATCCTCCGATAACAACAAACGCGCTCTTACCGCCTTATACCGCAACTTCCGTTCCATCCTTAAACACAAACGCCAGCTTGTCCGGGCAGACCCGAACCGTCTCCGTCAGACCCAAGAACAGCCCTTCGTCAAAGGCTGCCGGCTGCTCCGCCGCTCTCAGCCTGCCCATAAATGCCCGTAGCTTGTTTCTCCGTAGCAGCCTGTCCGCCTTTTTCGTTTTCATCTTCTCCATTTCTGCGTCCAGTCGGCTCAACTCGCCCTCCACCTCCTGGTACTGACGCCGGTATTCCTCCTGATCCTGTTCCTTCACGGCGTTCTCCCGCACCATGGCCGTCAGTTTCCGGAGCAGGACCTCTTTTTCCGCTGCAAGCCGGCAGAGCTGCTGTTCCAGCCCGGAGGTCTCCGCCAGAGCGGCTGAGAACTCGTCCGCCGCGCTCAGGATCTCCACCCGTCTGGAAATCAGCCGGTTCACCGCCTCCACAAAGGCTTCCCGCAGTTCCTTCTCTTCCAGATGCCGGTTGGGGCAGGCATTCCCTTTCCGGGCGTACTTCCGGTTGCACCGCCAGATCACCTTGCGGTAGGGATCGTTGCTGTGCCATACCTTGCTGCCGAAGGTACCGCCGCAGCAGCCGCAAGCCAGCCGGTCGGAAAACAGGCTCTTGGCGCTGGTGTGGCGGCTTTTGCCCTTTCGACGCTTCATCTCCAGCTGTACCAGATCGAACAACTCCCGGCTGATAATCCCCGGATGGCTGTTCTCCACAAAGAATTGCGGCACCTCGCCCTCGTTGACTTTGGCGGTTTTGGTAAGAAAATCCACCGTGAATGTCTTTTGCAGCAGCGCGTCTCCCTTGTATTTCTCGTTGGTCAGAATGGATTTCACCGTGCTGCCCGCCCACCGCTCCTTTCCGCCCGGCGTGGGGATCCGCTGCTTTGTCAGCAGCTCCGCGATGCCGGATGGCGTCTGCCCGTCCAGAAACAGGCCGTAGATCTGCCGCACGGTCTCCGCTTCCTTTTCATTCACCACCGGCGTTCCGTCCTCGCCCCGGTCGTAGCCCAGGAAACGGCTGTAGGCCATGGATACCTTGCCGTCGGCGATGCGCCTGCGCCAGCCCCAGGTCACGTTCTCCGAAATGCTGCGGCTTTCTTCCTGGGCAAGGCTGGACATGATGGTGATCATCAGCTCTCCCTTGCTGTCCAGAGTATCGATGTTCTCCTTTTCAAACGTGACCCCGATCCCTTTTTCCTTCAGCTTCCGGATGGTGGTCAGGCTGTCCACCGTGTTCCGGGCGAAACGGCTGACGCTTTTTGTAATGATCCGGTCGATCTTCCCAGCCAGCGCATCCGCGATGAGCCGGTTAAAGCCCTCCCGACGGGCGGTGGAGGTGGCCGAAATGCCGTCATCCGTATACAGGCCCGCATATTCCCACTCCGGGTTGTTCCGAATCAGGCTGCCGTAATAGTCGCACTGGGCCTCGAAGGAAGTCTCCTGCTCCTCCTGATCGGTACTGACCCGGGCGTAAGCGGCTACCCGGGGCTTCCGTACCGGCTGCAGGGGGACTGCGGCACAGGCCTGCATCCTGGCCGGAATGGCGGTGACCTTCCGCCCGTCCGGCATGACCCGGACAGCTTCCGGAGGGGCGGCGGTCATGAACTGCGTCATCCCTGGTTTCCTCCCTTCTTCCGTTTCAGGTTATGGAGCCGGGCCTGCTCCCGCATCTCCTCCGTCCAGCTTTCGGCCCGGGAGCGGTCCTTCCAGACCCTTTCATCTTCCCTCCCGTCCTGAAAAACAAAGACCAGATGATTGTCCTTCGGTATCCGGATCTCCTTCAGAACCGTCAGAGCTTCTTCCGTGATCACTTTTACCCCCAGCGCTTCCTCTGTGATTCGATACAAGGTTTCCTCGGGGATCTGCTTGGCCGGACAGAAGGCCTTGCCCCTTTGCAGATAAGTCCAGCACTGCCAGGTGATGCGGGATACGTTGGTCCTGCGCCGGTAATGCTGTCCGCAGCAGCCGCAGACGATCCGACCGGAAAAGGGATACCGGGCGGTGGTAGGCTTCTGCACGTTGGTCTTTTCCCGGTTGGCCTGCAGCGTTTGCCGGGCCAGGGTATAGGTCTCCCGGTCAATGATGGCCGGGTGGGAATCCTGCACGTAATACTGTGGCAGCTGCCCCCGGTTCACCACCTTCTTCTTGGTCAGATGATCCGAGCAGAAGGTCTTCTGCAAAAGGGCGTCGCCCATATACTTTTCGTTGGCCAGCATCGTGCGGATCAGTCCGGAAGACCACCGGCCGCCCAGCCGGCAGGGGATCTGCTCCCGCTGCAGGGCTTCCGCGATCAGATTGCTGCCCAGACCGTGGGTGTAGTCGTGAAAGACCCTGCGCACCACGGAGGCCTCCTCCGGGTCGATGACAATCCTGC